TTAAGATGTTAATTCACGCATTTGCGTGTCTGTTAATTCTTGATTGTAAAATCTAAAATCTTTTATGCTATTTCTTGTACCAGTATCTGAAGCTACTCTAAATTGCCCTAAAATAATATCGTTGTGGTTAAACGGTACACTTTGTCCACTTGTTACATAAGCTATCTCATCTCCATTAATAAATAATCTGTAAGACGTATCGCTAATAAACGAAATAGCGACCTTAACATTTTGTCCTATTGACCAAGTGTTACCAAAATGATAATCACTATCATTTGTACTAGCATCTCTTCTTAAAACACCTATTGATGAACTTGATGTGAATTGAACTAATAAATACTTATTATTCGCAGCACTATCAGTTATCGAAAATGGAATATTTCCAAACGCTTCAATTTCAGCTTCAGCATATACAGTAAATGGATAGCTAGTTAATTGTGGATAGTTATATAAATAAGCGTTATCTTTTGTTCTAGTTGTTGGACTTCCTAAACTATCAATGTAACTTGTTGCTACAGTTCCTAATTCTATTTGTGCATTTCTAACATCTCCGCTAACCGTATTTATTAACGTACCACTTGAAGCAGTAAAAGTTAAACTAACTCTATCATTATAACTTGTGCCTACTAAAGAGCCTACATAAGTCCCACTAAAAGTAATTATTCCAGTACCGTAAAATGTAACCGTATAACTTGTTGCAGTTGTTGTAACCGATTGCGTTACTAATGTTGCACTATTAACATATAAATTAGTAGCTTGTTTCTCTAGCAATAATTTAGGACAATTGCCATCACTATAATCTAATCTTGGTGTGTTCACTTCAGTAACCTCAACTAAACCATTTTTGTTTACTCTAGTACCTTGTGTAGTTCTTGAAAATGAAAAATCTCCACTGCCATCAGTTGGTAATACGCTATAAACTTTATTTGTGTTATATGCACTCGGTATTAAAGCTATTGTAGGTTTAACGCTCATCTTTTGTCTTTTCTTCTTTAATTTTTAAAGATAAATAAACCTCTAATTTTTTAATATTTAAAGGCTTTATTTTATATTTTTTTTTATCTTTTATAATACCCATCCGCTGAAATCACTTTTTTTATTTGGGTACATATCCCCATTGGAATTGCTATTATATTCTGGAAAAGTAGAACTATTATAGCACATATAATCTATAAATCTACGTGTATAATGTTGTGCAGTATTGCGTTGTTTTTCTACTAAAAAATCAATTTCATTTTTATCAACCGTTTGTGATGTTTCAGAAGTATGCTTGTAAACACCACCATTAGCAACTGTATAAGCTGCGTAAGGTAAAAATTCAACTAACGCCCAATGAATTGTCATACTTTTAATGTAGTTGTCTAATAAAGATTTATAATCACTATTACCTGCATCATTTATAGTATTATCTATAATTAATTCTTGAAATTTATTATACAAATCAGTACCTAAATAGTTTTGTATATGTATATCTTGGCTTATTTCAATGAATTGCATAAATTTGTCATTGTCAACGTTACCGTTTAGTACGGAATAACGCTTTAAATCATTGGCAGTTATAAATATTGCTTTGCTCATTATCCTTTATAATTTGGGTGTTTAGCTATCCAATCTGGGTGGTGTCCATCATATTTCATATCTTTAGTTGCTATCTTACTTTTGTTATATTCTTCGCCTTTTGGCAGATAACTTGAAGGTATGCTCTTTACATCTTCGCCTTTTGATATGTATTTTTCGGTTTTAGATTTTAATCTATATAATTCTTCTTGCCAAAAATGCCCACAATTAACACCGCCTTTATACTTAAATAAACTATAATTTTGCCCTTTATGTCCAAATGATTTATTTACACCGCTAAAACTAGCTTGGTCTACATCTTCTTTTCTATAAACAACTCCTTTATCTGTTCTACCCATCATATTTTTGCAAAATAATCGGCTTTTATCACTTCTATATTTTTGTCGATAACTGTATCTAATTTTATAATAGCTTTTATCTAAAGCCGATTTTTCGTTAGGCTTTGACTTTACAAAATCAGCTAGTTTAGTTAACAGGTTTTCTTTTTGTTTTATTAACCTATTTGCCCAAGTATCGCAATCTTCATTATCATCATCAAACTCTCTACTATCTACTAATTCCCAATCGTCGTTTATAGTTTCTCCATCTAATGCATCAAGCATTGTTTCATCGTCAAAATCACTATTTTCTTTTGACATTTTTACACCTGTTTCTTCTTCTTTTGTTTCAGAAGTCATTCCATCGGTATCTGTAAACTCTAAAGGCTGAATTGTTTTGAAGTATAATTTTAAGCTAATATCATTAACTGCTAACACTTCATCAATAGCTTCTATTATTTCTGTTTGATATGGTTTAATAACGATATTGTCAAAGAATAATGCACTATTTTTAATTTCATCTGCATTACTACCTAGACCTCCACCACTTTCACGAACTCCAATTAATAAAGGGCTTGTAACATTATGTCCTACAATTAGTTTATTTCTACATTCGTCGCTTAAATATTGATAATGTTGTGGTGCATCATTTAAAGGTAAATCCGTTACAGTGGTTGCACTTTCTTGGTTGTTATTAAATGCTACTATCGTTTTTTCTCCTCTTGCACCTGTCAGCTTTCTTAATACGTCATTTTTAATCTGTATTTGCTTTTCTTTGTCTGGTACACCATTATTAAAATTAATTACCTTTGTACCACTAAACCCATTGATAGTATCGTTGATTAAATAGTCAGCAATTTCTTCTTCTAATAATGCATAAGGCAAAGCACCCACATAATCACAAGGAGTATAATAATAGTAACCGCTTACATAAGGCTTAATTACATATATTTCATTGCTCTTTTTATTGCCATAACCAAAACTAGGTATTTCTTTTAAAATGTCTGACTTTTTGTAATCAGTCCATTTTGGATGATAAAACCAGCTTTCAATTTCTCCACTATCTTTTATTTTTGACGCTCTTAAAGTTTCCATTGGAAAATGTGTAACGCTCTTTACTTTACCTTTGTCATAAGTAATTTGCATTGCTGCCATACCTAGTAGCTTACGGTCTAGTACAATCCTTGACAAATCGCTATTTTTTATAATAGACTTCATTTGTGCAAATTGGTTCGGTTTACGTTTGCTGTCTAAAGCATCTAAACCTTTGCCAAAAATCATATTTTTAACGCCTTTTATAATAGCGTTGTTTGTAGTACTACCTACGTATCTGTCAATTAAGTATTGAAAGTAATTATTATCACTACCATATTCTACAAACTCCTTGTTTTTTTGCTCAACAATTACAGGACTTGTGTATTTGCTTAATTGCAAAATGTGTATATCATTACTCATATATAGTATATTCGTTATCTGTGTCGTTTGTAGTGTAAACGTCGTTATTAATTGTATAATGCTTATTATCTTCTACGTCTTGGCTAGTTGCATAACACTTGTCTATAAACAACTCATTACCTTTATCATCTTTAATAGCCATAACGTAACTATTACCCTCTTTAAAATAGTCAGAATTGCTTATAGTAATTACGTTGTAATACTTCTCTAATTCACTTGTAACAACTAGCTTATTTTCTGTAATTCTACTACTCTCATTGTAAAATGATACAACGTAAGGAGTAATATCTAATCTATTGAAATAGTTTATAGTTATAGTTGTGTCTAAAGGGTTAATAATTGTCATTTTAACATTATTTTATATTAAACAAAATTTGTTGCTTTTTGTTATAAATAAAAAAAGGTAGCTAAATTAATAACTACCTTTAAATTAAATTTTATATTAATTACAATCCGTTAACGACTGTTAACTCTGTACCAAATACACTACTATCCATAAAGAAAGCAGGTTCTTTTTCCATCGCAGTAATAGTTAAGTTATAACCGTTTAAATCAGCCATAGCAGCACCAGAAGCAGTTCCAACAGAAACATCGCAACCGTTTTGAAGTCCGTAAACTTTAAACTTTCCATCGTAACCCTCTGTAATAACAATTGGTCTACCATAAGCCATTAATTTCAATTCTTTTCTAGTAGCTGCATCTTGTTTTTTCAATACAACTGTACCAGTACCAGTCCAAATAGACGTACCATTTTCTTTTGAAACCTCGTTTGCTTCATCAAAATTATTAGCACCTCTTAATTCATATTTGTAAGCCGAAGCAGTAAACGTTGTAAAGCCATCTATTTCTTCGTCAGCAGTAAACGTTGCATCGCTATAAGCAGCAGCATCATAGTTAACGAAATAAACCGCTAGCAATCCACCTACGCTATCTTTACAAGGTTCTAGCCTTCCTAAACTTAAATCACAAGCCATATATTTTTTATTTTTTATTAAAAAAGGGTAGAATAGCATATCACTAAACTACCCTTAATTTTTGGTTAATTATTTATTTTTAGTTTGCAGCGTTAGGAATACCGTAAGTGATTATCTCCTCAACTATTCCGTATTGAACACCACCTGTCATTCTCATTATAACTCTTACATTTTGGTCGCCTAAAGTTTCAGATGTGTCAATTACTTTTACTTCTGTCATATCTGATACTAAACAAGTTCCAAAGAAAAGGTTAGAAATTTGAGCAGCAATAGCAGTATTAGCAGCTAAACCATTAACCATTACGATTTGAACACCAGCATAAAATAAAGGTTGTAAATCTTGGTTAGGGCCTAAACCATTAACACCATTTGCACCTAAACCATTAGCAGCAAAACCACCTAAAGCAACTTGGTAAGCTCTGTAAATGTTTGGCGACACGTAAATTCTTAAATCTTCTTTACCGTATAACGTGTCTGGAATTGCAGCAAACACTTTGTAAAGTTCGTCTATTACATTGTCTTGGGCAACAGTTGTACCAGCTATTTCGTTTGCAGCAGGTAAATCAGCATCAGCAGCTAATAAAGTAGAAAACCCATCAAATTCTCCTGTGTTTGTAGCATCTCCAACCCAAATGTTTTTCTCATTTGCTTCTGCTGCTTTAGCTGCATAATGTGCTACTAAATAATCTGCAAAAGTAGGAGGTAAATTGTCATAAATAGAGCTTCCCATTTCGATAGATTCCCAAGTTGAGCGAAAATCTTTTTTACAGATAATTCTATTTAATTGTAATTCTTTAGGTTCTAAAACTCTTTCTGTTAAGTTTATTTCTCCTACGTCTGTGAAATCACAAGTTGCATCTGAAAATACATTTCCATCAGCAAACTTTTGAACAACCTCTTTGAATTTGATGTTATCCATTACGGTAATTAAACCTTTGTCAATTGTTGGTGCGCTTAAAAGAGCAGCGGAGATATACTTATTTTTAAATTCTCCAGCGAAAGTTGTTGTTATGTTCGTTGTTGTAGCCATATTAATTATTAAATAGTTTGTTAAATACTCGGTCAGTTGTTGTCATTGCTCTTTTTTGAGCGTATAAATTTAAATTCTTTTCTGTTTTAGCTTCTGGATTGTGTACTATTGGTTTTGCTTCTTCTGAAAGTTCAACTTCTACTACTTCATCTTTTGCTAATTCTGTTTTAGATGCTTTTAATTCAGCAATCTCATTTCTTAATTTTTCAATTTCGCTGAAAAACATTTCTTTACTAATGCTTTCAACTACTTTTTTAGGTATAGTTTCAGCAGCCATTTCTGGTTCAGTAACTTCTTCTTCAATAGGTGCTTCTTCTTCGGCAGCAGCTTCTTTAATTTCTGAAATAATACCATCTTCTGTTACTAGCAAAATCATTCCATTTTCTAGAATGTACTCGCCAATTGGCAAAGGCACTTTTTCTTCTTCACTAACAATAAATACGTCTTTTCCAGCTTCAAACATTTCAGCTTCTAAAACAGTACCATTGTCAAGTTTCAT